TGCGAAAGAGCAAGCAAACGAGACGTAAAATCTAATTCCCTCAAGGATATAGACATTAGCGACCGCTCGATATAGTTTTCTTTTGAGTTCATAGAGTTCTGCCTGTGCCATTGGGACTCCATCAAGGTTATGTTCCCACATGTTGCTAGACCCGTAAGCCTGTGCTGCCTGTAAAAACTCATCATATGCACGGGTAACTGACTGTGCCCGTGAAAGGATCTTCTCGTCGTCTAGGATGTGATCAAAAACATCAGAGGGGTCAGCATATACATTCTTGATAATATGCGTATAAGAGCGACTATGGATCATCTCCATGGTCTGCCAGATGTTCATGGCACCTTCTAGTTCAGGTAATGAACAGTAAGGCATAAAAGCCATCCCAGGACCACGGCCTTGTACACTATCCAAGAGGATTTGGTACTTAAGGTTACTAGTGAAGATGTGCTTTTGTGCTGCATTAAGTGTCTGATAGTCGGCACGATCTTTTTGCAATGATACTTCTTCAGGACGCCAGAAAAATCCAAGTTGTTGCTGTGTAAGTTTATCAAACACAGGATACTTAAACTTATCATATCTTTGGACCCCAAGAGGGGCACCAAAGAACATCTTTTGTTTCGTACTGTCTACTTGGGTGGTGTTAAACACCGTCATCCCATCTACTTTGCTACGCATGTTCTCGTTACCAACTCTAAATTTTGCAGCTGTCACAGTCTTCCTCCTCGGTTTCTAGAATTTGAGATAATAGGTCTTCAATTGATTCTTTCTTCTCCTCTGTTAGTTCTGGTTCTGCTCCTTTTTGATCGTAAGTGTTTTGATAATAAGAAGTCTTCCATCCATACTTGTAAGTTTTCAGGAAGTCACCTGCCATAACAGAAACTGGCACCTCATTGTTCTCATAGTTCTCTGGATTGTAACTCCAGTTGCCAGAAATTGCCTGGTCAAAGAACTTCTGCATAGCAGCGACAACTTTGATGTAACCATCGTTGTCTTTCATGTCCCAGAGAAGAGTGTAGTTATTTTTGAGACTACCATACTGAGGAACGATCTGTTTGAGCGGTCCCTTTTTGCTTTTTTTAGTGGACAGAAAGGCTCTAGGTGGCTCGATTCCATTTGTTGCGTTTGACACAACGGAACTGCTCTCCGATGGCATCTGAGCGGACAATGTTGAGTGCCTGAGACCGTGGGTGGTGATAGATACCCTAAGAGATTCCCAATCATGTCTCAATTCTCCTCCACAGAACTCATCGATATCGCGCTTGTAAGTGTCGATTGGGAGGATACCGTCTGCATACTTGGTTCGATCAAAATATCCACACTTGCCCTTCTCTTGAGCGATGGTGTTGCTTGACTTGAGCAAGTAATATTGGAAAGATTCAGACAAGTCGTGGACGAGTTGCCATGCTTTTGGATCGTCATAGTGTTCTCCTTGCTTTGCTAGGTAGTGTGCTAGTCCGATATAACCAATGCCAAGAGAACGACGGTTGAGAGTGCTTTGTTTTGCTGCCTCAACAGGGTATTCTTGATAGTCAATCAGTTCCTCTAGACCACGGACTGCAAGGTCACAGAGTTCTTCCAAATCATCTAGTTTGTTGATCTTGCCAACGTTTACAGCAGAAAGAATGCACAGTGCAATTTCACCCTCACCATCAATGTGCTGCAACGGTTCAGTTGGGAGGGTGATTTCTTGACAAAGATTACTCATGTACACCTTGTCTTTGAAAGACGAGTGTTCATTACAATGATCAATGTTCATGATGTAGAGACGCCCAGTCTCTGCACGTTCTTTCAGGAGGTCCAAAAGAAGTTCTTGACCGCCAATAGATCGCTTTGGAATTGATCCATCAGATTCATACTGGCGATAGAGACCATCAAACTCAGGAGTGCCAAAAGCATCATACAAACCAGGAACGTCGTGTGGACTGAAGAGGGTGATGTCTTCGTTGTTGATGAATCGTTCATAGAATAGTTTGCTGATCTGGATTGAGTAGTCGAGTTTGCGAACACGGTTGTCCTCTGTGCCTTTGTTGTTCTTGAGGACTAGGATGTCTTCGATTTCTTGGTGCCAGATGGGGAAGTGGACAGTCGCGCTTCCGCCTCGAATGCCATTTTGAGTGCAGCATCGGACAGTCGCCTCAAATTTTTTGAGGAATGGTACAACACCTGTGTGTTGAACTTCTCCGCCTCTGATTTTACTGTTGATGCCACGGATTCTGCCTGCGTTGATACCGATGCCCGCCCTTTGTGCAACATATCTGCCGATAGCCATATCAGAACTAAAGATGCTATCGAGGGTGTCATCAGAATCAACAAGAACACAGCTAGCAAATTGTCGAAGTGCAGTTCGCACTCCCGCCAAGATAGGTGTGGGAACGTTGATTCGGTGCTTGCTGATTGCGTCGTAGTATCTTCTGACATAATTGAGTCTTGACTCCTTTGGATACTCTGCGAAGATAGTAGCAGCAACCAGCATGTATGCATACTGGGGAGTTTCGTATAGAGACCCAGTGCTACGGTCCTGCACAAGATATTTATCTACCACCTGGCGCAAACCAGCATAGGTAAACAAATAGTCACGATGGTGGTCAATCCAAGAATTTAGTTTAGACCACTCTTCGTCAGAATATTTAGTAGCAAGCTCCTTGTCGTAGATACCTTTTGTAATACCTTCACATAGATGTGCTCCAAGAGATGGGAATCCATGCTTCCAATCACCACCAAAGACTTGCTTGTAAAGACCAAACAGAAGCAGACGGGCAGCAACAAACTGATAGTTAGGATTCTCTAGGTCGATGAGGTCACTGGCAGAGCGGACAAGAATCTCTTGAATCTCTGCAGTGGTAATACCGTCATAAAATTGGATACCCGATTGAATCTCTACTTGCGACGGAGACACCCCTGCAAGACCCTCACAGGCGCATTCGACCATCGTATGAATCTTGTCTAGGTTAATCGACTCTTGGGACCCGTCACGCTTTTTTACTTTGATACCGTTGCTCATATTTTCTTCCATTCGTTAAACTTTAGTTTTGCTTCTAAGCCTTGGTAGGTGCTACATTCTACCATATGTTGGACATCGCGTCCACCTAGGACCATATCATTAATATCTTTTTCCTTAACATTAGACTGCCAAATGACAATCTTCTCACCTTGATTAATCGTTGCTTCATATCTCTGCACGATTTGTTTGTTTCTTGGCTCGTTGTCGTAGATAAACACACGGTCCTTATATATGTCCTTGTCGAGTGTAACATCGGCACCACACATTGCAATGGCATTAGACAAGAAAAGAGAGTCAATAGGACCCTCTGTCACATAGATAGTGCTCTCAAATTTTACACGCTCTAGACCATATAGTTTCGGATAGCGTTTATCGAGAATGGTTGTAATGTAACGAAGCTTAGAATTCTTGTCCAGTGACCTGCCTTGGTATCCATATAATTTCCCTGACTGGGAGAGCAGCGGTAAAACAATTCTTGCTTCCTTAAAGTTATTTCCGTTATCTTCCCAGGCGTTGAAGTCTTCTGTGTAATAGATTCCAGAGAAATGTGTCTCTGGTATTTGGCGTTGTAGAAGATATGTTTTAGCTGGGTGATTAATATTTAGGTCTGAGATTTTTTCAAGAGAATCCAAAACTGTAGTGGTTGTTTCTTTCTCTTTGAAGACTGGTGATTTAAACTCAAACTTAGGGTTTGCTACCCTCCGACCTTTACCAGTCGTGCCTTCTTTGTATCTCTCCATGATGTATTGGTCATACAAACCAACACTAATGTCCTGCAAAAACTTAGCAAAACTTTTACTCACACCACAGTTATGGCACTTGTATACATGACTGTCTTTATACTGAAACAGGTATCCACGCGACTTGTTTTTTCTCTTCTGAGAATCGCCGCAGTATGGACACCTGAAGTTGTATAAACTTTTTTTCTTTTGTGTGAAGTTTGTAAGTTGAGGAGAGACCAAACTAATATATTTGGTGTCAATAAAACTCATCTTGTAAGGTCAGAGGTCACTCCTGGTATACTAGCACTGGGACCTTGCAATGTCAAGGGAGCATCCACCACCTTGAATAGGACCAGGATAGCAGTAATAACACCTACAGAAATCCATCTAAATCTTGACAAGTCATTGACACGTTTTTCTACAGAGTCAATCTTCTCTTCTACTTTCTCAACTAGTTTGAGAATAGCATCTTGATTGTCTTCATTCTTATCCAGACGATTTTCGTGCCGCTCCAAAACTAGAGCGACACGATTGCTGTTGTCGGATATTGATGCAACTGCTCGCTCAAGTTTGTCGAGCATTTCTTTTGATAGGTCTTCATAGATATCGAGTTTAGATTCAAGGACCGCGAGTTTACCCAACCCGAAAGCCATGATTGCCTCCTATCAAACGTTGTATTGTGCAAATTGTAGAGCGTTAGCGTAAGTCGTAGGATTCATATTAAGGAGAGCACAGAACTTCTGTCTGTTCTCATCATTAAGACCTTCGTATGCTGATACAATTTTCTGAGCATCAAATGCACTCATGTTTTGACTGGTGCCGTCTTGGAATTTGACCTGAGCAAAGTGTGTCTCAGCATCTCTACCATAGCTGTTTGCTTCGCCTGCAACCTTCATTGCCTGTGCGAATACGTCCGTTGCGTTAGGACCAATGTTTTCTGAAATCATTTCACCTTCGGGATTATAAGAATTTTTTTCAACTTGCTTAGTCGCTTTCTTCTGCTTCTCTGCTGCCTTCTTTCTGAAGTCATCAAGACGTGCTTTGACGAGGGTATTCATTTCACCCTGCTTGTCCTGCATTTTCTTCTTGGCATCCTGGCGCTTCTTCTGGAGCTCCTGTCTACCCTTAAGAGTTTTTTGCTGCTTGATTTGCTTTTGTGCTTTCTCTGTCGAAGACATTTCTGCCTCGCTTAGATTCACACTAGTATTCTCTTCAGACATTTTTCCTTTCCTTTTAGAACGATTAGTTAAGATACGTTTTACAAGTTTCCGAGCACTCTTCTTGCGTCCGTCAATTTTTTCATCTGACTTCTTACGCTTAAGGAGACTCTTCCTCTTCTTAGTATTAACGAAAACAAAAGCAGGTGGCAGAGCGAGACCACTGCCATCTCCAGCCATCATTTCATTTAAATTAGTTTGAGACTCTTCAGACATTGGTCATCTATATCAGATTTATCTACGCCAAGCGGTAATCTATTTAGGTATTCCATAAATGCCTTCACCGTGCCCCAGTATTTGGTTTCCACTTTATAGAATAGAAGTGGAGTAGCAGCATCGTTGAAGATGTTATACAACACAATAATATGGTTTAGAATCAAATGAGTTTTCAACTCTCCATGCATCTCGTAACGTCTGAGTAATCTTTTGATGTATTTGAATCTCTTCAAATCTTCTTCAAAATCATCATACGTTACGGATGCTGGATTGTTGTAATTTTGTATTGCAAAGAATAACCAATTATCATCATTCAATTCATTAATAATCATATCACATTATCATGCAAATGTTAAGGTCGCTTTGTTGGAGTTAACAGTTAGAGCGCCACCGTCATCAGAAACTCTGCAACGGAATTTGAAACCATCTAGGTCTGCCTTAGCAGCACCAGTGATAGTTAGAGTGCTGGTGCCAGTGCCACTGTAAACACCTGCGTCCTCAAGATTTGCCCAACGTGAAGACTGAGTTGCAGTCTGGACTTGCCATTGGAATCCGAGTGTGCCTGCACCACCAGATGCACCAACAACGAATGTGCCAGTGAATGGGTCTCCTGCAGCACCTTCATCAGATGGTTGTGCATCAATGCTGATTGCTGCAGGTGCTGCGTCTGCTGCCACTGCGTCGTCTGCCTGGTCACCAGCGTTTGCTGCTGTCTCAGAAATAGCAACTAAGCACTCTTGACCTCTGTAGCGTAGGGTGCCATCAGATTGCTCAACAGTATAATATGCCCACCAACCAGGAGAATTGAATCCTCTTGCGCGGTTAACTTCTAATTCTGCTTCAGTGTTATCAATAAAAATTAATTGTCTACCTGCGGTGTCCATGTTTTCCAACGTGGTTGCCCACGCTGGTTTGTCACCAGCAGAGTCTGTCTTTCCCCATAGAGGCATGGTACAATTCTCCTAACGGTTGTTATATCTAAAGTATATTTATAAAAAAAGGGGCTTGCGCCCCTTCTATCACGCTTCTTCGCGTGCCTTAATTGCTTGCTCAACAACAGCAAGTAGTTTATCATCCATGTCAGTCTTTGTTAGTTTGACTGCCTTTTTAAGAATGACTAAACAGATTTCGACCAGTTTCTCACCAAGCTCCTCGTTTTCGGGAAGTTTAGCGACGGCATCGGAAACAATCTTCGATGCTAATGGGAGTAGAAAAGCTAACATGATTTGAATGCAGTGTTGCTAATCTATTTATTCTTATTCTTATGCTTCCATGCAGTTGCATAAGCAATAGACTTTTCATCCTTAGTCAACTTGCCATCCTTAGCATATCCTTTTTTAATATGCTTAATCATCCTCTCATATTTTTTGCCAGGAGGTGCCTCCTCCTGACTCAATACTTTTTTCCCTTCTTGCTGCTACCGCAGGAAGACTCTTCTACTTTCTTCTCACCTTTCTTTTTGATGTTACCAGGGTCACGGTCATCAATCTCAGGCATGACTTCAATCTTTGCCTTTGCTTCTGCAGCGAGTTGCCACATTTCTTTCATCGACTTCTTATTTTTCTTACCACGGAGAATGGAGAAGTCATGACTATCAATCTTACCATTCTTGTTAGCATCAATCTTATGCTGACCACCCTTCAGACCTTCTGCAATCTCAGCTTCTTCTTTTTTACAATCAGGGACTGACTTGCCACCCTTCATCTTAGTGCCTGTTGCCTTGTATCCTTTCCAGCAAGACTTCTTGTTTGGGTCTCTACCAATATTTTTGCGTGCTTGTTTCAAACTACCTTCTTTAATTTCAGTTTCTTCTTTGCGATTCTGCTTGGAAGAATTACAATCAGCATCACCATGCTCAGGGCAGCAGGTGCCAGCACCAGAGTGATTACACTTCTCTTCGATTTGACCGTATGAGGTTTGACCCGTCATACCAGCAATAGCTCTCTCCATAATAAATTTGGAGAAATCATCATTAACCGTATCGTAAGGTTTCATTACTTCGACTTCCGTTTACTTTTATTTATAAATGTCTTGATTGTATCTTTTGCTGTAGTTGGATTTTCATCCTCGTATCCTTTGTGCTCGGTAACATCTTTTACCCAGGCACGAAACATGTCACCTTCTTCTGTAACAGCAATGACATAATTGATACCACGACGATGAATCTTGCCTACCTGACCATCAGCGTTTCTCACCCAATCACCTTCTGAAAATACTTCACCTAGACGATAAGACTTTTGTTGAGACTGCTCAAAGACTTCTTTGAATGATTTCATAAACCCATTCCTTCTCTTACTTCCATCATTAATTGCATTTTCTCATTGTCATCTAATGTGTCTGCGATACCTTTTCTGAAAGTCATAAAGTCTGCATCTTTAGCAGCGGCTCTCATTTTACTCGCAGACATTCCAGAGGCACCATCTGCGTCTGGGTCTCTCTCACCAGCAGAGACTACATCTAGATTTCTATATGTATATTCCACACCATTGTATTTATCTAATAGTGCTTTATAACTAGGTATTCTATCAGACCCAGCAACCAGTGTCAAATCAGTATATGTCCCTTGATACTCTTGCAATAATTTAATGATAGTATTGATATCTTTATTGTAAATAATATGTGATGCATGAGTAGGAAACATCTTCTTCATATACTCCACCTTTTTATTAGATGGTAGAGGGTCTTTTGGTTTCTTATGAGTATGAGTAGGGTAGATGAAATAGTCATCTCCCTTGGCAATCTTAGCAACTGCCTCAATGAGTTTCTTGTGACCAATTGTAGGAGGATTGAATCTACCCCACGCTACTACTACTCTGCTCATTTATCTCCTGCTACCCAATCTTTGGATACGTTAAAGTTTGCAACACTGAATGACAATCTGTCTACTAACTTGACTGCATTCCTGTCTTCACTGATAGCAACGAATCCTTCTGGCGCTGTTATCTCATAACCATTTTCTGTTTGTAGATATGTGCCAATCTTCTCACCCTTCTCCAGTTTACGGACAAAGAATGTTTTGGCATTCTGCAATGTTGTATATAGTCCAACTGCCTTAATCATCGCTGCTTCGTTTGCTTCGATGAAATCCAAACCCGCATATAGTTTTGCAAGTTTGGTTGCCTTTGCCTTAGGTGTCTTCACCTTGGCAACTGCCTTCTGCACTTCACCCTCAAAGTATTTCTTGAAGTTGTTGACAAACTGCTTGGCATTGTTGACCTTGCGTCCCTGTCTGACATAAGTATTGAAGTAGATTTTCAATCTAGGACCGACAGTCAACTGGTCGTTTGCCTCAATCTGTGCAGCAACCTCGTCAAGGAATCCACCTGAAGCTCTGACTAGAGATGCACTAGCAGTCTTCATCCTCATGAGTTTCACCTTCTCTGCATCTGTCAGTAAGACATCCTTACCCAACTCATCAATCTCTGCAGACAAGACAAGGACATCAGGACTACTCTTCAATCTCTTGACATCATATCCAAAGGTAGCAGACAATGCTTGGATAGATGCACCTCTATATGTTGTATGAAATACTACGCCAATCTTTGCACGCTTTGCTTTTTCATACAACTCACTGTCTTCAGGAATGCAATATGTAATCGTGTTTGGTTTGAATGTGATACATCTCTGTCTATCAATGGTTTCATATTTCTTATCATCTGTAAACAACAGGTCTCCCTGCGCTACACCATTAACATTCAGTTTAGGAAAATACTTCAGAGCATCTTTAAGTTTATCTACCAGACCAGGAGCATGGCCATGGTTTACATCAATGTCTTCTGGTAGAAAATTAATCTTTGCGTCTTTGTTGAAGACAGACTTTGTGCCAACAAAAAACTTATCTGTGCCAGGATACTGACCACAGAAGATAGCAGGTGCTCCGTCCCACTTAGTAGTAACCTTAAAATTCTTAGATGGTTTGCCAGAAAAAGTATTGGCAAGCAAGTCTAAAAACTTGAATGCATCCACCGCACCTTGCTTACCATCAAACAAGATACTATCTTCTAAGTGCTCTAGGTGTGTATTCTTAGACATCAGTATAGTTTACCGAATGGACCAAATCTGTCGCCCTTCTTCTGAGCGAGGAATGACATATCTGTCATGAATTGATTCCTCTTCTTCTTAGGCATACTCATAAGCACATCTAAAAATGTAAGTTGCATCAACTTAGAATTGGCAACATGTGCATTAGGAGACCCCAAGACAACTGCGATGTTATTGACGGCATCATCTGTGTCAACCACAGTGTCCACACCCTTACGCTTGAGTCTTTCAATCATTTTAACATAGTCACCGACCTCTGCCAAGAAGTCCTTGGTACTCTTTGGATACTGTCTATGCATGTTGTCAAACCTGATGCCATAGTCAACCATAAGTTTCTTGACCATATCAACTGGCGCTTTACCCAGGCGAGCAGATGCTGCTCCCTCTTGTGTAGGCTCCCATTTTAAATTAGAGAAGTCAGCACTATCATTACCTTTAATCTGGAAGTTATAAACATACTTGGGAGCTGCTACTAGCACTCTAGTATCTTGTGTGCCAAAAGAAATAACTCCTTTCTTATCTTCTCCTAAAGATAAATCAATCCTAACTTTATCTATCTCAAAATACATTTGTTTGTATGATTCAAAGTCTGCCTCACTGAGGTTGACTTTTTCATATCGTGCTTCTTTTCCAGAAATTTTCTTGAGAGATACACCAACTACAATCTCATCTCTAAACAAAGTCCTCAAGATAGCATTCAATTCTTGGAGTGTTTGACTACTGCCACCATCAACCAATTCCTGAATCATTCTTATTGTTTTGTTTTGGTCTTTAATCAACCAAATGTCAGCAGGATTCCAATTATCTTTCTGGGAGATTTGATACTTCTCTCTAACCAAATCCGTAATCCATTTCATGAATCCACCATCACGAATAAACTCTGTAAATCTAGGACTCGAATATTCAACCAGCATAGTCTTCTGCTGTTTGTAATAATCATCCAACCAGGAATCATCAAACTCTAATTGAGACAATTTCCAAATACCTTTCAGTGCTCGGTATGCTTGACTATCCTTTCTGATATCTTCAGCAGAATTATATTTCTTATTATTCTTTAATGCACGCTGTAAGATGTAAGCAGACCCGCGCTCTTGTGCAGCAGTGGTCTTAGCATCTGGTGCTCCACCAGCACCAGTCTTTCCTGTAACTTCAAAAACTACTTTCTTCTTATCAAGGTCAATCTGATACTTGTCTTTACCAGCAGTTCCGCCAGGATTGTTACTGATAACATCCTCAAGCATAGATTTATTTAAATAAATTTTATAGGTGCCTTGTCTATTGGTAGGCCATTTAAATCCACTATCACCTTTCTCTGGTCTCAACCAACCAGATGTAGCGACTTCTTCCAATCTAGCTTTTAACGCTGCCTTTGCAGGTGCTGGCACTGGAGCTACTATTTGTGCTATGCTAGCAGGTTGCTTTGCCATATAAAAAAACCTCCCCTAGGTATTTAGGGAAGGTCGCGCAAACCAAGGAAATTCATATTTATATTATATCTACCCATATGATTATCACTGCAGGTTGTGCTCTTATGTGGTTGATATGGATTGAATAAGAGTAACCTATTTGCTATAGATTTAACCTCGGTGCCATCATCAAATATTGTTTTACCGTTGTTGGTATTCAAATAGAATATAGCACCACAGTGGTCAAAGGGTTTGTCCTGATGATACTGATGCTCTACAACTTTATCCGTAGGAGGATACCAATTTGCTTTGACTCTCATGAGAGCAAGAGGATTTAATTTTTCTATCACAGGATAAAACAAATCAAACATAGGACTGTTTGGTTTGTAATCCGTATACAACATGTGAGTCAAATAAAATTCTTTATCACTAGGATTGCCTGTAATAGAATGATTGATAAACCAGGGAAATGATTCTGAACTATAAACTGTCCTTTGAATATGAGAAAGAATCTCCTCATCTATGAAGTTATCAATAATATGAGGAGTATCTATTTTATTCTGCAGGTTTACTCTTGGTAGTATCGTCACGGGACCTATTTTTAATTACAATAAACGCATCCTTGTTATACTTGCGGGTGCCTTTGAGAGGTGACCACTTAGTGCCAGGTCCATCAATTTCATAGACCTGAGTGCCGCCAATCTCAATGTGAATGTCATCCATTGGATTCCATCCAAGTGTTTGCATGGTTTCCCAAAAATCTTCTTGTGTAAACTTCATCGGTCATCACTAGCACGGTTTTCAGAAAAGTAAGGGTCAAAGGTGCCCTCGGGATAACGCTTCTCCAGTTTTTTAACGTTACCAGCAATCACATCATCGAAAGAGATTTCAAGTGCCATACATGCCTGAGCAACATACCACATGACATCACCGAGCTCGATAATAAGATGCTCACGGTTATCGTCATTCCAAGGTTTTCCTTGGAAAACCATCTTCTTGATGATTTCAAGAAACTCACCACCCTCAGCATTGAGACCAACGCCAGCAGTAAGCAGTCTTTCAATATTGGCACCCTGCCTATCAAGCTCACCAATACGGTCAGCGAAATCAACAAAGTTTGTAGAAGCATTTGAAGTAACTGCTGCCACAAATTCTTCATATCGGGAGAAATCAATCTTGCGTGTAGGTGTCGTCGTCATACGATAAATTCTGTAAACTTAGTAAATTTGTTTTTGGTCTGAGGTTGCTCTTCCTCATACTCATATTCCTCTTCAGCAATCATGATAGAAGAATCTGGGACATCCACATTATACAGCTTCATCTTCGACCTGTCAACGCCGATGAGAAACTTCCTGTGAAATGATAGGTCGTTGTATCTATTCTTCAACTGCTTGACAAGAATGTGACCATCTTTCTCCAAATCCTCTGTAGAGATGAGAGCAAACATAAGGTCAGCAGTAGCTGGCAAGCCAAAGGACTCACTGGTATCAGTGAGATCGACATCAGAGTTACCATACCCACTCCGAGTAGTCTGGGTAGCAGATACGATTGGAAGATTGAATTCAACTGCCAATCCTCGTAATTCTTCTGCGATTGCTTTGACATAGGTGTAGGAGTTTACGATAGCTCCCTTGTATCTTGCAGAAGCACAGATATTTAGATAGTCAATAAAAATAATATCTGGTTTGAAAGACTTCTTGAGGGACAACTCATTAAGCAATGCTTTGAAGTGTCCGACGTGTGCAGATGCAGTAGGGTATTCTTTGATTATAAACCTACCCATCGTCTTACGTCCGATGTCTTTGATACGAGAAGTAAAGATAGATTCAGGCAATGATGCAATATCTTTGATATTTACATTCAGCAAGTTAGCGTCAACACGCTCAGCAATCTTCTCCTCCGACATTTCACATGTAATGTAAAGGACATTCTTACCCTGCTGCAATGCCTGAGCAGCACAGTGGCACATGAATAGAGACTTACCCACACCTGTGCCTGCCAATGCTACATTGAGAGTCTTATTAGGAAGACCACCCTTTGTAATCAGATTGAATTTCTCCAAGTCAAACGGCATCTTATCTTCTTCCAGATGGTAGAAATCGTAACGCTCTTCGACGTTTTCGATGTAGTCGTGACCGACGTGCTCGTCGAAAGATACTGCCAAGGCTTCTTGGAGTATGCTGGGGATCGCATCCTTTGAAACTTTCTTCTCTCCTCCATCAGCAATCTTGATCGATTCAAGTAAGGCGAGATAGATTGCTCTGTCTTTACACCACTTCTCCGTCGTGTCAAGTAACCAGTTGTATTCAACAGCGTCATCATTAAGCGACTGAATCGTCTTAACAGCGTTTTGATACGTTTCATCATTAAGGTCTTTCCTATTCTGTAAGTTGATAGTCAACACCTCAGCTGTGGGCATCAAGTCATAGTTACTTGCAAAGTCCCACACCTCTTCGTAGATTACTTTCTCATGTTGCTCATCGAAGTAATCTGGTTTTACGAAGGGGACAACCTTCCTATAATATTGCTCATTACACAGAAGGTTGCGTAAGATAGTTGTCTCAATTCTTTCACTCATCGCCGCTACCATACAAAAATTCTTTCCTTGCACATTCGTCTAGTGCTTGCATCACTTCGGGGGTGAAATATTTTTCGGGATTAGCAAGTACAACAGAAGGATAAACGGAAGATTCCCCAAAAGCAATCCTATTACCCCTCCGCTGGAAGACTCCGTATTTCTGACCCAATTCCAATAATCCGTAATACTTGTCAAGTCCGCGTGAGTCATAGAATAGTCTGGTTTCAATCTGTGAGTTTTCCTTGGTGAAGCGTGACTTCTGTGCCTTCACCTTGATAATGTTGCCGACAATATCCGTGCCATCCTTTTCCTTCTTCTTAGACAAGAAGAGAATGCTAGATGCAGAATACTTCAATCCAGTGCCTCCACCCATTTCTTTTGTTGGGACATAAGCACCAACAACTTCATATGTGTGGTTAGTAACGATAAGCGGAATGCCTGCCTGTCCAAGTTTAAGTGACAGGATACGGAAGATAGATTTAATAACCTGAGCACGGGTCATGTCACGGGTTTCTTTACCAGCAGTAGCATCCTCCACTTCCTTAGAGGTGGACAGCATCCCAAGAGAGTCTAGCACGAAGAGCAGAGGAGGTCTATCCTCTTTCTTCAATTTCATATATTCGTCAACAACCTTAATGCTCTGGGTGCGAAACTCCTGCACAGTAGTAACAGGGACCAGACCAACACGCTTCACATCAATGCCGCGAGTCTCCATCATGTCCTTCGAGATAGCAGATTCAGTCTCGAAGTAAATCACTTGAGCATCTGGATTCGACTGAAGGAAACTCCTGACTACTGAGAGGGCAAAGAAGGTTTTACCTGTGCTGGACTCTCCTGCAAGCGCAGTGATTTTGTTTGCTGGGAGACCACCAAAAATGCTCCCAGACACAAGAGCATTGAGGATGTAAGAACCAGTGTCCACAAACGAATCACAATCCCCAGTGGAGACGCCTTCATCAACGACTGTTGCATATTCATTGTTTAATTCCTTAATAACATTGTTTAGAAAACTCATAATACCTCAAAAGAAACTCATCAAGTTGCCACGTTTTTCGGACTGCCATCCAATAGATTCTAGCACATTTCTCAGCGGATCGAAGAATGACTTTTCAAACTGACGCTGATAGTCAACATACTTCTCAAGGTTGAATTCCTTGGGCAGTTGCTGGAAGAATGAAATCACATTCTCGCCAATAGGGTTTGGTGTTTTAAGATAGAGAAACTTAATCTTCTCGCCTTCCTGAATGACAGGATATTTATTCTCTACCTTGTTGCGTCTGACATAGTGGTTGTAGAGCAATGCACCCCTGACGTGGATTGGAGTGCCTTTCGCATATATGTCTGTGCCATTACGATACTTGTCGAGACCGTTAACGCCGCGAGGGAAAGCGATGTCAAGATAGTTTTGCTCGCGGGTGTCAACTTTAATTTCATCAATGAATTCAATAATGTCGTCGTTAGTTTTAGTAATGATAATCTTGAATGCCTGATACAGTTTGTCACGGAAATATGCAGGCGTGGATGACCTGGCGGTTTCCAGTCCCATGATTTTCATCTTAGGCTCAGAGTATCGGACGCCTTCGCTATCCCACACGTTGAGAATGTATCGCTTCTTAGCAGTCCAGATGCCACGCTCAGCGATATTCTCACGCTTCATTTTCATCTTCTGGTCATACGCCGCCAGGTAATCCGACAATTCCTGATATGAACATTCAATAAAAGGTTCGAGTTTTTCTTGGCAGATCTTGTCAAGTATGCCCACAATTGCTGTTTTGTCGCCAGACTTAGCACTAAAAAATTTATTAACAAGAGGTCCAAGGTTAAGATAGATTGAGTCAGTGTCAGATGCAATGACATAATCCTCCTTTTGGGTTGACAAGAGTTTATTTAGATACTCATTCATCTTCTTCTCAATCCATCGGATAGAGAGTTGACCAGAAAGTGTGATGGCTTCAGCGATTTCCAACTTGTAATAACGGAAGTGCTCATTGCCAATTGCGCCATAAGCACTGTTAAGTTGAATCTTTCTTGCCATCTGGATGTTGTTACAGCGAGCAATCTCCTTCTTCAATTCGATAGTAGGAGTCTTCTCATATTGCTGCTTGGCAGCGAGCATCTTCTTCTTGTAAATCGTGCGGTCCTGATAGATTTTCTCCATCAGTTTTGGCAGGAATCCTTGCTCCTTTGTAGTGTAGTGGGTGCCATTAGCGCACAGAGTCTCCCCTGCTAGGTCGCTGGTATCAAAGTCTTTGTCCAGCAGCATGTCCACGTTGACGCTGCTACGGCGCGGCAGAAGCGTCTCAGGGGACAGGTTGTATTGCATGATGAGGTGAGGGTATAGAGAGTTAAGGTCAAACGATACCACCCAGTCATACATGCCAGGGATAGGTTCCTTCACATATGCACCAGCATACTGAGCATCCTTGTGGGAGTTTTGCTTTGGTGGGATAGCAATCTTCTGCTTCTCAAGATAGTTGTAGATGATTGCGTCCCACATACGGACCTGAGAATAGACATCCTCAAAGTTTACTTTGGCGTCATATGCCATGGTGAATGCCAACTCTAGTAGTTTCATCTTGTCGTCAAGACGGTCTACCAGGCGCACGTCATGGATGTTGTATTCAACAAACTTGTGCCAGTCATTAGTATAGAATTCCTTGAAGGTATCAAACTCAGAGTGGTCAAGTTTTTTCTGCTCCAACTCCACAAAAGCAATGTGGTCAAGACGATATGATTCCTGGTTTGTATAAGTAAACTTCTTATACAACTCAAGATAATCAAGACAGGAGATACCAGGGATATCATATGCAATCTGCTTGCGACCTTTGATATAAATCTCACGGTCAGAAACCATCTTCCATGGGGATAGCATCTTGGTGTATTTGTCACCAAGCATACGATTCATACGGCGGCAGATGTATGGAATATCGAATAGTTGGACATTCCATCCTGTGATTACATCGGGAAAATTTTCTTGCCACCACCCCAAAAACGAATGGAGGAGTTTCGTCTCATCATCGCAGTGGATGTAATCGACCTGGCGATCTTCATTCGGGAAAGCTTTACTTCCCCACACAGTGATACGATTGGTAAAAGAATCGCGCAAAGATATAAGCAGAATCTCTTGGTCAGCGGATTGGATGTCAGGAAATCCATTTTCTGCTGCCGTCTCGATATCAATCGTGAAGACACGAATGAGAGAGCTGTCGAATTTGATTTCATCTCCAGGATACTTCTCGTTGATGTACTGGTATAAGTATCTAGTATTTCCATGAATCTCAAATTCATCAATGTCAGCATACTGTTGCACAAAGTTTCGGCAGTCAGCAATACTGCCTGGCATGACACGACGCAAGGGGCGACCATCGAGACTCTTGTAATCTGTTACTTCTTTGTTTGAAGAAACAAAAAGGGAGGGCTTAAAGTCCTCCCTGTATTGCACGTCTGTGCCATTCTCATGGGCACGGACAAGAATCTTGTTACCAACTTGCTCAACGTTCTTGTAAAACTTCATCAACCTCTTCGTCAATCACGGATGGGACCATATCGATGTATGCTTTTACAACGTCTGCGTTTGGACTAATGATAGTCAGGATGTTGTCAGACGAGAAGAGCACCTCTTCCTGGTCAGTATAGCATGGCCATGGACGAAGGTCAACCTCGCTCATGACTTCGTATGGTTGGATTAGTTTGCAGTTTGGCATACCGTAGTCAGCAACAATCTCTTCGACTTGTGCGACCACATAAGAATTATTCTTCAGTAGCAGCAGTTTCAGATTCTGCATCATCTTCCTCCTCCTCTTCTTCATAAGTCAATTCTTGTGCAAACCTTTCCATGTAAACGTCAAGGATGCCTTGCTCCACATCACTGAGACACACCACAGCATCGTATGGCACATTGAAAGTGGTGTCAGGAGTGAAAGGATTCCACTTACTGAAGTTTACCGAATACTCTTCTGCATCATCTGGTTTGGGATTAAGCGTAAGAATGTAAGGGCACTTGATAACCAAACAAATACCTTTACCAGTATTCTTATCAGTCATCTCGGAAGCACCAGCGATAACACGCTCACCAGACTTAAATACTAAAACTTTTGGGACCATTGTTACTCCGTAATAAATTCAAACCAACCTGTGGCAATATATTTAGTTTGCGTGCGACTGACTATACCATGATGCACATGTGTCCAATACGCAGGCCATAATACCATCTTACCCGCATCTGCATTAACTGTCAAGTCATGCTGAGGAAACCTTGTACCGCCATCCGTAAGTGTATTCAAATACAGCATCCACACCATCATCCTGTTTGGATAATTATTCGGAGAATGCTCAAAATGTTTTTCTGAATATCCTTCATTAGGATAGTATCTTTGTATTCTATAATAATTTGATAGTGCCCACCTATGTGGCATACCATCCATTACTTCATACTTGTCTTTGTATTTTTCTACACATTGACTTATCGCTTCCATAATTACTCTGGAAGGATATGTATTGCTTTCCATAAGCATCAATGCATCTGTTGATTGCTTGTAACCCAACTCCTGTTTCTCATGGAAGTTTGGATTATCTTCAAACCAATCAATTAAAGTTTTACATACTCGTCTCTGTAAAACATCACTGTAAGTTTCAATAAATGTAGTCATAGATAAAAAGAGGGACTTGGGTTGACTGTAACCAACCCTGTCCCTGCGGCGACGATATTCAGTTGTATTTATTCAGTTAGAAATTGTTGGTCTGAAGTTTTCGCTTCACCGATAGTGTATGTAACTTTCTTTTGGTGCTCTGGGATAATTTTCTCCAGCGAAACAGATAGTAGTCCATCTTCATATTGCACATCGGTTACTCTTACATCATCTGCTAGTTGCCAGGAATTGTTAAAAGAGCGTTTTGATAATCCTTTGTGGACATAGCGGACATCAGTATTTCCTTTCTGATGTCTGCTGGCAATTCTGAGAATGTTAGATTCTGTAGTGACTTCAATCTCCTCTGCTTTAAATCCTGCAAGAGCGATTTCAATTTCGTAGTTACTGCTATCATGCTTGATGATATTATAGGGTGGGTAGTTTGTGTTGTGTCCAGTCATCGAATCTAGTCGATGAAATACATCATCCAAACCAACTCCGAAGGGAGCATAAATGTCCCAAGTGTATTTTTGCATTTTCTTTCTCCTTAAAAAAGCGAGTTATAGAAAGGACCCCGAAGGCATCCATGCAAATATTTATTCGTAGGCATAAAAAATGGGGGTGTAGTTACCCCCACTAAGTCATTCGGTTGCCTCTACTTTCTTGCGACCAATGTTATATTTACTTTCAAGAGTCCACTCATCCTTCTCTTTAAAAGCAAGGACTTTAATCTGGTTGAGGGGAGCAACGTCTGCAATTGATTCTGGTTTAGATACAGTAATCAATCCCCAATCAGAGAGTAGCTGGACAATTCTGTTTCTACGTTGAATATCATTCAACGATAGATTTGTCTTCTTTCCATCCAAAGCAAACAACTCTTTGAAATGGACAATATAATATTTGCCTTGTTTATGCAGAATATGGCAGGATTGATAGATAATCTTTTCCTTTCTAGATGCCACACCGATGCGAGTAAGAGTCTCTCTAACCTTCAGAAAATCATCAGGCTCATTGAGAGTCACTTCAATCATATCAGTTTGATTCCACTTAACTTCTACGTCAGTTGTCATCGTCTACCACCTTTATTTACTAAGCGTTTAATCTCTTCAAGTTGCTCATTATTTAAAATCCTCAACGCTTGCAAAGCCTTATCGGTGCTATACCCATAATATTCTTTGACTGCATCAAGACAATCAATTGAAGACTTCTTCTCCCAAGGAGAGAATCTCTTCCTTGGCGTGATACTATTTATAAAAAAGTCATATTGAATCTTCTTGTCTAGATGAGGGTGCATATTCATTTCATTTGCATACAGCACAGTGTCCAGAAAACCAGACAGGCACTTGTTTACAATGAAAGGTGGGTATGACTTAGCATCCTCCTCTTCATACAGATGCTTCTTTGACTGATTGATTGAATAGAGAATCTGTGAGAGAGTTGGTGCGGTCATAATTAAACAATACTAATTCTTTTCTTTCATGTTGGTCCTTCATGTAGTCTCCCACGGATCGCATGGTGTAGGTGTGGGAGAATTCTGCTGCTTGCCAGTCTTCAAACCTCTCACGAATGAGTTGAGACGAATTATAAGATATAAGTTGAGGACCAACAAAGCGGTCACACTTGATAGCAAAATGGTCGTGGTTGAATTGGGAATGCATAGAGCCTCGCTTTCCGTAGAGATTACTTCCAATCTCATAAGGGGGGTCGAGGTAAGTGAATGTCTGCTTGTTATCGCTAAGGAGGTATTCATAAGACAAGTTAGTAATTTTCCAGTTTTCAATCAGTCCTGAGTATTCAGGTAGTTTATCAATTCCTCGCATTGAGAAGTTGGAGTCTGACGCTTGCCTGCTAAAGGATGAGGACTCAGTGAGACCAGAAAAAGAGCACTTGTTAATAACGTAGAAACTACAAGCACGAAGTAAATTGGAAACGGAATCTTCATTAACAATCTCCTTTGATTCTAGAAAAAGATTCTTGGCAGTGTCAGGTGTAGGGTTATCAATCTTGTATTGTCTCAGTTGCTCGGCAAGTGCCTGACCATTGTCCTGCAATTCTCTCCAAAAATTATAGAGAGGTTCATACAAATCATTTACCCAAATATCTAGGTGAGGATATTGCTTGGTCATGTATAGTGCGACACTACCACCACCAAGGAATGGCTCTCGAAACTCTTTGTATTGTTTCATGTCTGGCAGATACTGTGCCAGTTTTACACAGGCGCGAGACTTGCCACCTGGGTAACGTAAAGGGGTTTTCAAGGATTTCATATCAAATGTATGTTACTACCATTACAACTCTTCTACCACTCTTAGGATAGAAGTAATAGTGCTCGTCTCCACCAAACACAATCCCAGTATCTTCTACTGGAAAATACTCTTCAGTTGTTTCACCAAATACTACTGTCTCTCCACCATCACACTCTGTTAGATATACCAACATATTTTTATGTGGGAAGTTATGGTCAACATGTCTTCTATCTGGTCTATCATTATCTGAGGGAAGAGTCAGATTAAAATTGATTCTCAAAACTACATTGATATCAAGATTGTTTTCTCGACTAATTTGTTTCAAGACTTCGTTGCAGAGTGGTGCCCATTCAGAATTTGTAAGGGAGAAAATATTTTGGTCACCACCAGCACCAGGAGCTCTCAGCACAGAGTGACTAAAATATGGAAAACAATTCCACAGTTTCTTATCTTCTTCTGTAGCAGGTCCAAATGGAGTTTCTACATAAACCCACGGAAAGTTTGAGGACAGGACATCTGTCTTCAATGATTGATACTCAGGTGTTTGTGGGATTACAATAGTCTTCATTTGAATTTACACTCCACAATTTTTTTAACACATTCTTTTTTTATGTCTTCATCACACTTATTGAATCCATAGTTTTCAAATCGTGTGCTAATACAAATATTATCTGGAGTATAGTCTTTATCATTATCCAGACGATCTAAACTTGGAGCTAATGGATAATGTTTCCTAAACACATCATTCGCATCAATAGGAATACCCAACCACTTACTTTTTCCATTTTGTTGCAGAAATACTCTTTCAACATCTTCCCAAGTAATAGTAAATTCCTTTACTCTACGGTTGATGCCCACTTTTTGATGTTTTTTATTCCACCCGTTTTGAGCACCTTTAGCATTAGAAAGAATTAGTTTGTAGGGATTTCTCATTTGAATTTACACTCCACCATCAACTCAGTAAGACATGCCAAGAGATTGATTTCCTGGTCGGCAACAAAGGCAACTTGATACTGATACTTAGCAAGAACCAGGACAGCAGGAGGAATAGTAGACCCTTCAATAAAAGTAATCAGATTATCATACACTTTACGCATGATAATATTGGGGTCACTATCCATATTGTTTACCACCCACTTACGCACGGTAGTAAACTCTTTATTCTTCATTGCACGAATCAATTCTTCGATATTGACATCGGCAATATCACACAGCACAGCAGCATCTAGAGACCCACCAGCACAGTGACGCTGTGCCTCATTCAGAAGACGACGCCAGTCGGGGTAGTAACGCTGGATAAGTTTGACCACGACCTTATCCTCGTAGGTCACGCCAGAGGCGTCTAGGATGCCCTTCAAGCGGTCAAAGAATTGTGCTTGGAGTTTCTGCTGCTCTGCCTGCTTAATTCGGAAGTCAACCACTGTGCATCGAGAATGCAGTGGCTCTGCAATCTTATTGATAAAGTTGCAGGTAAAAATAAATCGGCAGTTGGTGTGATACTCCTCCACAAAGGTGCGAAGAGACAATTGCACGTCATGCGTGGTATTGTCTGCCTCGTCAATAATCACCACCTTGTGAGCACCACCACCAATCAAAGATTTGGTAGTAGCAAAGTTACGGACTTTCGTGCGGATAGTATCAAGGAAGCGACCTTCGTCACTGCCATTGATAACAATATAACTGAGACCTAACTCTTCACACAGTGCCTTAGCAACGGTAGTCTTACCGACACCAGGAGGACCAGAGAGCATGAGATTAGCAATCTCACCCTGCTCTACAAATCCAGTAAACACTTTCTTCATCGAAGTAGGGAGAATACAATCCTCAATCTTATGAGGACGATACTTCTCCACCCACAAAAAATCATTCATTATCTAAAGGTCGCAAAATTTCAGTGCCAACCCAGTCAGACGCTTCCATACGCTCATACATATACTGCGCTGCTGAGTTGGGCATGGTGTGGTCACCACAAGTAAATACATCACATACTGCCATGCACTTCTCTGGCCATGTGTGGATGCTGATATGAGATTCAGCAAGAAGAGCTACGGCAGTTACACCATAAGGGTCAAATTTATGGGAAGACACATCCAGTAAAGTACTCCGAGACATCGTAGCGGCATTGACCAGCACGTTACGAATGTGTGCCTCATCATCCAGCAATGAAAATGGACACCCTTTCAGAGTAAATAGAATGTGCTTCAAGGCTCCAGTGCGACGTAATAGGTCAGGTCAAGGTCTGTATGCTTCCACTCAGTGATGAGATGCTTGGAAGCACCAACGGTATAGTCACCCTGCATCAGGCGCAGATTCTCAACCTTGAGGTGGAGATTGTGAGCACCTTCAAACTCACCCTTGACTGTCACATCATAGACGTGAGAGGTATCGTTTTCAAGGTCGCAAACTGAGAGATTAATCTCATTGTCTGTATTGATTACGAAATCAGGAAGTTTGTAAACGTTGGATGCTTTGTTGAGTGACGACAGGTCACTAGCAAACAGAGAGAAAGTAACATCAGACCCAGGATAGTTTACCTTCTTGTCGGGTGCAGTCTTGAGAGTAATCTCAGGGTCGCTAAAATAGTATTTAACACGGGAGCGACCAGACTTAATAATCAGATAGTCATCATTGTCAAACACCAGACTAGGATTCTCAAACAGGGAAAGACCTGCAAGGAATTGATTCAAGTCATAGATAGCAAACGTTTGTGGAAACGTTTCTTCCACCTTTGCAGTAGCAAGGATGTTTTCTTCATTACTGATGGTGCGAAGGACGTTGCCCTCTTTGATGACAATCGACGTATTGATTGTAGAGAAATTTTTGAGGATTTCGATTGTGGTCTTTGAAAGGGCAATATTACTCATTGGTTGTAATCTTCACGTTGTGCATTTTTATCATTGAAGTGCAGTAGCAGGACTGCATAGTGGAGAATCTTGATAAGGTCTCGGCGGGCAGTGCCCTTCTTATCATACCGAGAAGCATACTTCAAGATGTTGCTTCTACAAAATGCTTCACCGTCACCACATGCTTCAATAAGGTCAAGGGTTTGGATTTTGTCAGTGCCAGCAGAATAGTGCTGGTTGTAAGTTGAAGTAATGTATTCTTTCAACTCATTGAGGATTTCTTCCTCATTATACTTCCAGTGGTGTGGATTCATAATTAATAACGTGGTCAATATTGTCAATATAACATGTGCCAGGCTCATAGTCAAGAGCCTCATCATCTAGATATCGATGACCCAAATAACAAGGCACTTCCTTGCCATGCATAAGTTGATGCACTTTGCACTTAGTCAAAAAAATACCCCCATCTTTTTTACGGATGAGGGTGTGGCGAGGAAGGTTATCAAACATCGGCGTCTTCGACAGTTGCATCAATCTTAGCATACAATTCCATGAATGACGACTTTGTTTCATCATCGAAACGATTGACACAAACTTCAATCGCTTTGCTGCGCTTCTTGAAGATGGAGAATGCACGGATGATATGCACCAGGCGGCGGGTAGAGATGATTTCATCCACGCCACCATCATAGAAGGTCTTGCGAATAATCTCACCCCAGGCGACCAGGCGGTCAACAAAGTCAGCATCGTAGCAGTCAAGTTGCTCAGCAACCTTACGCAGGATGTCAGACTCTACCTTTGCAGAAGGATATGACTGCTCAAAGGTGATTGGGAATCGCTCAAGGAATGCTTCATTAAGAATATTGGTGCCAATAAAACGACCGTCATCGCTGCCTTTACCTTTAGTATTTGCAGTTGCAATAACATTGAATCCTACAGCGGGTTTAACATATTTACCAATCTTCTTAAGGAAGACCCCATTGCCTTCTAGGATGGACTGAAGGCAAAGAATTTTATTAGATGCAAGGTCCACTTCATCCAGAAGCAAGACTGCGCCGCGCTCCAACGCTTCAATAACTGGACCGTTGTGCCATACTGTTTCGCCATTAACAAGGCGGAACCCACCAATAAGGTCGTCTTCATCGGTTTCGATTGTAATGTTTACACGGATGATTTCGCGTCCGAGTTGGGCACATGCTTGCTCAACACAGAATGTTTTGCCGTTGCCAGAGAGACCTGTAATGAAGACAGGATAGAATAGGCGGGATGAAATAATTTTTTTAACATCACTGAAACTACCAAAGCTGACGAAGGTATCATCTTTCTCGGGGATAAGGTTTTCTTTCACAGGAGATTGAATAGACTGCTCAAGTTGCTCTGCAATGGTAAGATTCCACTCACCGCGACCAGTTTTGAATTGCTCGATTTTTTTGGTTACGGTTTGATAGGTGATATCTTGACCGACACACCAGTCACGAATGTTGGATGCATTGATGTTGTTGCCATAGAGGTCAGCAAGTGATGCGCGGATGAATTCAGCAGAGAATGCCATTGAGTGCCTTTCGTTGATGTAGTTATTATAGAGCAATTTGACCAGTATTTAGGTCAGAGAGGACAGTGCCTCAACTGACCATGGTTGCGAAGGAAGAGAGCATCTTCTTATTGACTCCCTTCTTGACGAGAGACTTCTTGAATGCATTCTTGATTTGAGTCTTAGTAGCATCATCTGGGACATCGATACCAGTGTCATCATCATGCAGGTCATTAGCAGACATGAAATACATCATCTGATAACCATTGAATTCTGGCACTGCAGCAGTCTTCTCTTTCTTCCACTGCTTCTGGACTTTCTCATAAGGAGTCTCACACCGACCAGTTGCCATAGCAGTGTTGAGAGCACGACCGTTGAGAAGACGGATACCAATCAGATTGATGTCAGGGAATCTGTGACGGACAGCGTTAAGGAAAGTGCTGGTAGTCAGGTCACCACTGCTGTAGTAACCACCATCAAAGGCAGGATAGACACGTCCAGTCTGGCGGTCACGCAGGACGCAATCACGCTCAATGTGACGACGACCAAACTTATCTTCGCCACCATAGTGCAACTTACGATTGTAGGAGATTGACTGTGCCTCACCATCAGACAGAATCACAACGTTAGTCTTCTGGACTTTGTTGCGCTTGAGGAAGTCGGGGATGATAGCAGTCAGAGAGATTGCTGCCTCATTGAGAGGGGTGCCAGAGAGACCATAACCAGCAGGATTCCTGTAACCACAATACATGACTTCACCACCAACAATGCGCCAGAAGTTTTTCAGTTGCTTCTCCAAATTCTTGCCACTCTTTCCATCAAAGGAAACCATATTCAGCATACGGAAGTTTGGTTGAATCTCGATGTATCCTTCAACTGTTTCATGGTGGGGATGAGAAGTTTCATAGAGCTCATCACGATAGTTGAAGTTACGGTCAACCCAGTAGTTGTTAGTGAATGCATAGACATCAAAAGGAATCTGACACTTCTTACAAAACCATGCAATGTTGAAGAGTTGCTTGACAGTATTCCGAAGGATACTACCCATAGACCCAGACCAATCAAGGACGAAAATCAGTCCATGATTCTTACCGTCAGGGACAACATTAATCTTCTTGAAGAGGTCCTCATTCCACTTGAAAGTGTGGAGTTTAGATGTGTCAAGCACACCAGTCTTTGCAGTGCTAGAGCGAGCATACTGGTCTGCAGACTTCTTCATCTCAAACTCTTTGACCAGATAGTTGACTTCTTTCTGTGCTTCCTTGCGATACTTCAGATAATCATTATCAGCAAAGTTAAAACTATCAGCAGATTGCTCAGCATAGCATTCCTCACAATCTTTCATGACAGTCTTGTTAGAGACAACAAAGGTCTCGATGTCGAGAGGTGGCATCTCAACATAGTGAGTTTCACCATATTCCTGGGAAGTCAGGTCTTTTGCAGACTCAGTGAATGCAGCGTCAGTCTCAGACTTTAATTCACCACCGAGGTCTCCTGCGCCAGTAGTAGGAGTGCCCTCAGTGCCAGTCTCTTCAGCATCAGCACTCTCACGCCGTGCTGCTTCCTCAATCATTTCTTCATGAGTCATGGAGTCACCATCCTGTGCCATAGGTGAAGGATTGCCCATCTCCTCAGCGTCAGGAATGTCAGCAACCTTCTCCATCTCTTTCTCTTTGGTGTATGCCAGGATGCGACGAGTTGCTTCCACAACATCCTCAAAGGTTTCAGCATCAGCAACCAAGTCAACCAACTCCATCTCTTCTACAGAGAATGGCATAGGAGAGTAAGCACCAATCTTGAAATGAAGATTGATACGGTCAATAAGAGTATAGGATTCAAGGTTACGGTCACCGATGCAGAAGAAGTCCTGCTCATCCAACTCTTTGTATCCAACAAAGAAGTTACGAGACAGACCAGGAAACTTGCGTTTCATCAGTTTCTCGATGCGAGCATCCTCAACCACATTGATATAGGTCTGAGGGACACCATAGTCATGCCCAAACTTCTGTGGGGTGTAGAGAGCGTGACCGACCTCATGACCCACCAGCATGTCATACACATCGCTGCTGGCACGTTTCCACATGGGCAGGGTCAGCACACGGTCAACGACGTTAAACATGGCAGTCTCCACGTTGCGGTGCTCCACAACCAGATTCTCAGTGGCTAGCAGGCGGGCGAGGTTGCCCTTGACTTCCATGTTAAGCATCGGTCTTTTGCGTTAATGCATATAGTATAAGACCCCTGGCGTTTGCCAGAGGTCTTGGGGTGACAGTTTTTGAAGTGTCTAAGAGATTGCTTCCTTGCTCGGATTCTTCCTTTGCAAGTCCCCTTACCATGTTTATCCTTTTTAGAGTGGTGCTGCCAGTTTGGCGTAGTCATTGTTTTAGGACAGTTGGATATATTATATATCATGCTGTCGTCTCTTCCGTGACGTATGAGAAATTCTTATGCTTCTCGAATCGCAGACATCGGTCAAACTTATCTGCCATGTTGTCGCGGTGTGAGATGACGAATACGTTTGTCTTGTCATCAAACGTTTTTAGAATCCAACCAAGGTCACTATTGCCAGATTGGTCAAGAGACCCGTCAAAGATTTCATCTAGAATAAGGAGGTTAGTATCCACGCTATTCTTAAGTTTAGCAATGCTACGCCAAGTAAGCAGAAGAGCAATATCAATACGAGCTTTTTCTCCTTCGCTAAAACTTTCATAACTAAACTCATCACGATATCTAGATTTGATTACTTCAGAAAAACTTTCATCGAGCATAAAACTTGCTGAAAACTCCATCTTATCGAGATACTCGTTGATGAGTTTATTCATCGTCGGGAGGTATTTTTTGATGATGCGCGTTTTGATTCCCGAATCTTTGAGAAGTTGCGTTGCTGTGGTGAGACAATCTTTCTCCTCTTTGGTTTCCGAGATGACTTTTTGGATTTCTTTACTTTGATTGTCGAGTGATTTAAGAATTGAAAACTGCTCCCGTTGACTGACATCCGTATCCCTAAGTTTTCTGATGTCTCGGTCCAAGTCCTCAATTCGCCTATGAAGTGAGTTAATGTCATTCTTTAATTGTCTATTCTTTGAATTGAGTTGATTGATTTCATCAATTAAAAGAATAAAGGTATTCTCTTGACTTTGGAGATCGGAAAGTTGTTGTCCCAAATCAGACATTGCTTTCTCCACCTCAGCAAGTTTATCCGAGAGAAGCGAGACCTTCTCATGTTTGAAATGCTCTTCGATACCTTGACCGCATGTCGGACAAGAATCATTTTCTTCAAAGAATGATTTCTCTTTTGTGTATGCGTTTTGTTTGGTTGAGATTTTATTCTTGAGTGTTTCGACTTTAGCAATCGTTGTTTTAATCTTCTGCGTGTCTGAAATGGCAGAGCTCTTCTCGTCGATTTCCTTGTCGTTATTGAGTATCTCAGTTTCATAACCTAAAGCCTCAGTCAGGAATTGCTCCTTACGAGATTCCTTTTCCTGGATGTCTTCTTTATTCTTCTTTTCGATGTCGAGCATAAACTGCTTCTGCATGTCAATCTTCTCTTTGACGAGCGACAGTTTATATTCGTGGTCTTTTAATTCATCATTAATATTTCTAATCTTGTCTTTCAGATTGACATTCATTGATGAGAAAATTTGAATGTCCAGAATGTCTTCAATGATATCTCTTCGTGCTGCTAGCGGCAACCTCATAAAAGGCACGAAGGTAGAGGACCCCAATACGACAATCTGTGTGAAAGATTTGTAATTCATTTTGAGAATGGTTTGCTCAAAATTTTTCTGCTGGTCAACAACAGACGAGTCTTGATTCAGTGCTACACCATTCTGCTTAACTTCAAATACCGCAGGTTTAATACCTCGCGTTACTTCATATTTATTCCTGCCGATGTTGAAGTTAAGATTGACAACACAATCTCCCATGTTGATAGAGTTAAGGAGTTGTGGTTTGTTAATCTTACGAAAAGGTTTTCCAAACAACGCGAAGGTAAGTGCATCTAGAATTGTAGACTTACCTGCACCATTAGCACCAACAATGATAGTGCTCTTGTCTTGTGCCAGGTTGACTTCAGTAAACTGATTGCCTGTGCTGAGAAAGTTTTTCCACTTCAGGTTTTCAAAAATAATCATAAATCGTCGGGTGGCACTATCACGTCGTCTGGTGTTACCACTGTGTAGTGGTATCCTTTATCTTCGCATACTTTTGATGCAATGTCAATGTCCACCTCAACAACTGTCATCTCTGGCAGGTCTTGGTGGTCATCGTGTTGCTCCAGTTGCATGAGGTATCTGTCGGCATCATCCTCCTCCTCAAAGAAAAAGATGACATGCTCACCCTCTTCTGATATTAGAGAATAGACTCCATCAGGTTGGTCCTTGAGGGTGATGAGAAACATTATACTACCTCACAACTCTCAATATATAGGGACCGCATGAGAGATTTTAGTTTATCTTTGTTGACTGCTAGGTCAACTTCATCGATGTATTCGTTGAGCAAAGTCAATGTATCTTTGACTTCTACGTTATCATCGTCTTCCAAGAATGTGTCATTGACAAAGGTCTCAATGATTTTGACATCATGTGGTTTCTTGCAATAGACATTCTCCACAAATTTTTCAAACTCTTGATAGTCTTTCTTATCTTCAACTACAATCTTGACAAATGAATGCTTACACTTGTCGAGGTCAAACTCCAAATGTGACTCTGTAGTTTCGTTGTAGAAAACTTTTTGGAAAATCTCGTAGGGATTCTTGACTCTAGTAAGTTTAGTAGTGTCAGGGTCCCAGAGATGAAATCCTCTTTCATCCTTATAGTCATTCCAAAACATCTGATAAGGATTGCCAAGATACTGGATGTTACCTTTCTTAGACTTATGATGGAAGTGACCTGAGAATACTTGTTTGAATTTAGAAAAAATCTTCGGGTCCATCCCGTGCTCCATTCTCATGCCAGGAGTAACTTCAAAACCATTTAGCTCAAGGTGACCCATGCAAATTTCAGCGTCACTCTCTTCGATAACTTTGAATGTCTTCTCTCTATTCTCAGAATTAATCCAAGGCAACATAAGAATCTTTCGTCCCTCTACTGTAACCTCACGGGCAGTAGAGATGACATTGATGTTGTGGAAACTATCAAGCAGCAGGTCAGGTGAGTTTACTTGATTAGTATTCTTGTAATACACACAGTGATTGCCAAGAATCATGTGGACAGTAATACCCATGTCCTCAAGACGTTGGAAGTAATACTGTCGCACACGACTCCATACATTGAAGTCAATACCTTTACGGTTGTCGAATGTATCACCTAGGTCAATGATGCTCTTGATACCTTTCTTTTCCAGCGTGGGGAAGAAAACATCATCGTAAAACTTTTTGAAGTATTCCCAGAAAGCAACACTACCTTTTCTTCCGTCTAGGTGCTGGTCAGTGATAAGAGCAATCATCGTTTATATCTAATCTCAAGGGACTCTTTGATGCTATTCAAGTCGGAGGCACTACTACTATAACCTGCCATGTCACCAGTGTGACTATCTGTATGTAAAACTTCATCAAAACCAGACTTCTCTAGAATCTTTGCTTTGATTTCTAACTGTTTCTTTTCTTTAGAGATACGGCGAAGGAAAGCAAAGTAGATGATTTGAGTGAAGTATGCAAAAGGATTAGTAGACTTCTCTGGATTAAAATTGTGAATGTATTGTAAGCAGTTTTCAATACCGTCGCAAATCATGTCTTCTCTAAACATGTAGTTTACGAAGTTTGGTTTGTATGACAAGTGTGTTGCAATCTTGAGAAAACACTCTCCAATGTAAGGAGGGACACGAGGTTTGGGTTGACCATTCTCTGCTGCTTCAGCAACCTCTTTACGATAAACCATCAGAGCATCTAGGAAGTCTCTGTTGTTTACATAATTTTCTGTCTTTCTTCTTGCCATGGTCTTACTTATCCTTGTTTGTATTGTAACACCTTATTCAAGAAAATGCAAGGGACTTGACAAGACCTCTAAATCTCTGTATAATTAGCGATGTAGCGTTTCAAAGATTATTAGCTTCTTTTATAGAGATCTTCTAAAGACTTACGGGCTTCTTTTACTGAGGACATGTATCCTCTTTGGTGCTTAATATCTACCTTTGTTGTATCTTCAACTTCACCATTCTCCTTTTGCAAGAAACGGGTGTAGAATTTTTTAATCTTTGTATCTAATTCTGTGATTGTGAGGATGTGGTCTTTCTTGATGATAAACATCTCATCATAAGTCGCTGCCATCCATGCATCAAAGGTAAACCCTTTCATGTGTGATTTACCTCTTTTCATTTCAATCACATTAACTAGGCGAGGATTCTCAATAATGAGAACGTCTTCATCGTTATCGTAAGAAACCTTAGCAACGATTTCTTCGCCTGACATTAATTTTATTGATGCATAGAATTCTTCTTCCATATTAGACGTTAATCTTAATTACTTCATAATTAAAGTTTTCTTCTTGGTAGATATTAATTCTATCTTCTAAATGCTTTAACGTATAATTTTTATTTGGTTTCTCAGAAATGTCGTCGGCAATATCATATAATGTTGCTAAATCTTTTCCTTCACCTTTGCGTAGCACCCTTCCAATAGATTGAAGATTCCTTACTCTAGATTTAGAAGGTGATGCGAATACGACGTTATGCAAATTTCTAATGTTGATACCTGTGCTGAATGTGCCGTATGAGGCAATGATTACAGCGTCTTTTTCACGCTCAGTAATGCTTCTGATTTTTTCACGCTCTTCAGTATCTACTCCACCATAAACAAAGAAAACCTTTCGGGTTTCACCTATGCTCTTATTTATGCTCTCGTATAAAGGCAAACCATGTCTATCGACGTAGTTAAACAAGACTAGAGTGTTTCCATCCAAGTCCCTGACTAGGTTTTTAATCAGATTGTTTCTTTTCTTATGCTCTACAAGATAATCAATCTCATCTTGGTAAGTAAAGAATGTCTGAGGCTCATGCCGTAGTAATAGAATCTTAATCCTAAACTCCGCTAGGTGACCCTCTTTGATGAGTCTGTCAGTCTTGGTTACCTGAGCACAAGGACCAAACAATCCTTCTAGCACCCACTTGTGTGTAGCAGACCCATCGAGTGTGCCTGTAAATCCAAAACGATACTTTGCCTGGTGTAACTTTGTCATGATGCCAGTCAGTGACTTAGACTTAAACTGGTGTGCTTCGTCACCGATGA